AGCCGCTATCTTGACCAGAGAAAGTGGTATCTACTTCGTTGTAGAATGTTTCGGTGCCGAATTGATCCTTATAGCGTGAGCGCATTGCAAAGATTAGGCCGGTAGGACCGGTCATCGGTTGAACGCCAGCTAGATCATATGCGACCAGATTAGGCATTGACCGACGAATCAGTGAGATAAGTACGGGGTCAAAACCGGCAACAGGGCCGGCAGCATTAGCACTACCACTAAAACCACCAGTAGCACCAGCGGCATTACCATAGGTGGTTTCAAATAGAGTACCATTTGAAAAGCTTTGATCTTCGCGGAGAGAAATTTCTTGATTTTCTAGAAGTTGAGCGGTAACCTTTTTGCGGTGAGAATCCTTGATAGGATCTAGACCGTCATAGTTAAGAAGAGGAGCCCACTTTTCTAGCAATTGTTCTTGATTCAACATTTGCATTTGATTTTTACCTTTTTGTAGTTTTGAATTTGAGTAATATTAAAATCAGATTTTGGAGAACATATTAGCCACCTTAAGATAGCTTTCCATAGAATTAGAGACTGGCTCTTGATATTCGTAGGCTTCCGACAAATCGGTTACTGTGCTCCTGGTTGCTCTATGAGTTGGGAAATAAGATTCCCTAAGAGTTTCCAACTTATCCCTATAAGTTTGTTCACCTTCAAACTCAACACTTTCAGCAAGTGTGGCGAGCTTCTCCTTCTGAGTGACGGCTAATCCTTCAGAAACATCATCAAGAATTCTATCTGCAACCGACTCAGAGAGTCTTTGGTTTAGACGAACATTCTTTTCAATTTGCTCGTTGAGTTTTTCTTCCATTTCATCTAGTTTTTCTACCATTCCTTCCAGAACGTCATACTTTTCTTCAGGCATTTCCACATAATGTTGTTCACAAAGTCCCTTGAGACCTTCTAAAAAGGATTCGGTGACTTTAACCTTGATACCAGTCTCTACTTGAAGACGGTTTTCCTCTAGCCATTCTTCTGTTACATAATCCAGATAAGCATCTACTCTTTCTTCAAGTTCTTCCTTGATTGCTTGTACTTCTTCCTTAAGAGCGATTTCATACTTGACTTCAAGAGCTTCTTTGAGTTGATTTGCTCTAGTCTTAAGAGCAGCCTCAAAAATAGTGCGAGCCTTTTCTTGGAACTCTTCGGAAAGTTCTTCACCTTCCATAAGAGCATTTACATCCTCATCTACATTGAAGTCTTCAACATAGATTTCTTCCTCTAGCTCATCCTCTACTTCTTCATCTTCGTCTTCTAGTTCTTCGTCTTCTAGTTCTTCGTCTTCTAGAACTTCTTCATCTTCGTCATCAAGGGATTCTTTAACCGCACCGGATGCTAACTTGGGCATGGTATCAGCAGACTTGGCCTTACGGTTGACAACATCCTTTACGGGAGAAATGCGACTTGCTGGATCCTTAAGCTTTGCAGAATCATCATCATTTTTATAGTTTTCAGGAGTGGGCCCGCCTAGATCTTCCCAACCTAGAGTTTGACCAGGAGGAATATTGCCAGACAACTTTTGCATTGGTTCAGCGGGCTTGGCGCCGCTATTCACTGCAGTTTTTGATTGAGAATTCTTAGCATCCATATTGAAATCTTTTTATTGGTAATCTATGTTTATTTAGTAAAGTAATTGTTTTCAGATGTTACTTAAGAAATGATTGAATAGTTCTAATTTCTTTTCTTCTAGTTGACGGGATTGGACTAACTTGTTGATTGTTCTTTTGGTACTCTCAAGAAGCCATTCTTTTTTTGTAACATCAAAGTACCATTCCTTACCTTCCATAATACCATTAACAAATGCGGTAGTGCAGGAAGGATCGTGAACAATATCTGCAACGGTTGAGAACATTAGGTCATCGCCTACAATGTTTACTCCTTCATTGGTGGATCTTAAGGAACCAACTGCTCTTGAGGAAACACCAAAAACAACACCTTCTTCGTGAAGATTCTTAACGATGTTTCCCATAGGAGTGTTCGTTATGGAAGCCTTACCATAAAAATCATTACCCCTTCTGGTGATAGATTCAATGATATGAGATACTCTATCATAATTAATAGTTGGGGTTGCACTATGGCCAAGCTCTCCAACTGCCCTTTTTCTATTAACAAAGTTCTCAATATAGTAGTTTACGGCATTATTAAGAGTTTGAATTGGATAAACTCTTCCATTTCTATTTTTAGTTTCAGCCTGGCAGAAAACTCCTTCAATATATAATTTCTTCTTACCGTTTACATTCTCGGTAAGCATTTTCACGTCTTGAGCTTCTTCTGTAATGAGTTTCATTAAAATTGCTTAATACTATAAATTATTTAGTTGTTGGTGTTCTCAAGAGTAATGAATTTATCTTACTTATCTTTTAGTCGTTCGCTAATCCAGCGCCGGGTGTAGGGAATTTCGGTAACGACCCAGAATACCACCCACAAGGCCAGCGGTAACAATAGAAAGTGCAAAAGTGTAAGGTGTAGCGTGTAGCCAAAAAGAGTAATCATGGTTCCAATAGTGAGGATGTTGCCGCTTCAAACGCGGCGATGAAATCTGAGGGCAGGTGGCACTGGTTGAACATGGCCAGAAGCCCTGTTGCAATGCCAGCTTTCTCTACTGGAGAGAGAGTGGACCCCGCCATGATGAGCAAAATACATTCCAGATAATCCTGATACTGCCCCTGGTATTGAAAGCTGTTGAGCGCGGCAGAGATATTAGCGGCCCCGTACACTGCATCTACCGTAGAGGTAAAGGCCGCTGCAACTATGTTGACATAAGCTGGGTCGCGTAATGCCAGTCGATAGGCGTTCCAGTCCGGCTCTGGATCTGGCTCTGGCGCCGGGGGCAGTGGCGCGGCAATGCAATCAAACGCCTTGCCGTTCAGTAGGTATGGCGAGCATGACACCAACATTTCCGTGGCCGGGACATAGGGGGCGTCCGATCGAATCGGCACGGCGCCGGCGTCGGCCAGGAAGTTGGCGTTGGGACCGGTGGCGGCAAACGACGTGTCGGGCCACAGCATACTGGCAGAGCCGTGGGCGGTGATGGTGTTGCCGGTGAGAATTGCGTAGATCATGGGATGGCGGCGGCGTAGGCGTTGATTAGGGCGGTAACGCTGGCGTCCAGCAAGGCGAGGTCAAGGGACTCACCGATGCTGTAGAAGGCTATGCGGGAAGCATTGAAGGTGTTTGGGGCAGCAACGGTTCCTCTTGCAAAGACCAATACGTCACCATTAAATGGCGGTTCTGAAACGATGGGAAATGTGGCTAATGTATTTGAAAACGAGGCGCTGGAGCTTCGAGTAGCCCCGTTTAATCCGACTACCGTATCCCCATTAGCCGAAATATTAGACCTATTTCTGAGCGTGGTGCCAATGCTATTGCCTCCTGATACAGGGCCACCTGCACCCATAAATATTCCTGGGATTAAAGAGGTAGCATAGACAGCATTATGGTTGCTGTTCTGCGGATCAGCATTGTTATTTCTATTGCTGTTCAAATAGTTATTTATCCCATTCCCCGCCGTCCCAGTCTTCCGGTTGTAATTCCACCCGCCAGCAGTGCCAAATTCTGTAGGTGCAGGCCCCACTACAGGAACAAGCGACCCCTGTCTGGTATGAGCACCAGCCATGATGCAGCTTGCTTTGATTACACTTGCCGCCTGGCTGATTACGCCACCGGAGATACCCAAATAGGATATTGAAACCAGATCCTGCAGAAAAGATGATGTAGCATCAGTTACGCCACTCTCTAGACCTGAGCTATTGCCGGCTGTGACATCGGTCGCCGTAACTCGGTCTAGGTAGTCTTGAACGTAGGCTGGATATAGAAGAAGGCTGCCCCTTGTAAACTGATGCCTCATGTTGCGGTCCACCCAAACTGAGCATAAATAACAGAGCCTTCTTTCCAGAATTGAACATGATTAAATCCAGTAACACCTAACGTAGGCGTCGGTGCCGCAACTCCTGCAGTAGCACTTATCCACACAGGAGCAACACTTGTCCATGTAACAGCAAAACCAGAGGTAGCAATTTTTACTTTTACACTTTGCCCGCTGCCAAAATTTGCAACTGTTGGGGTTCGGTTATCCTGTAAGGTTACAGTTTGCAGTGGGCCATTGTTAGGGTCAATCGCAAACCCGGCGACATCGGTGATAGTAAATTCTGCTTCGTCAATACTGCCCAGGGTTTTGTTGCTCAGAGTTTGCGCGTCAGTTGTGCCGACCAGGGCGCCGCTTGGCAGGGTTGGCAGATTACTCAGGTCGCCATAGAGGCCGGATGTGGCCACCGTAGCCAGGCCGGTAATGGTGCTCGCCTCGACACTCAGCACGCCACCAGCCAGGGTCAGCCCTGTGCCAACTGCGGCCCCAGCAGCAGCGCCGGCATTGTTGTAGACCAGTTGGCCATTGGTGCCGGCAACAGTAGAAATGCCAGTTATTTGTGAGCCATTTCCTATAAAACTTGTTGCAGTAACTATACCTACAACAATATTGGGAGTACCAGTAAGACCTTGTGATATAGTTGATATTCCTGCAACATTTGCATATCCTGAAGTTGTGGAAACTCCCGTTAAATTTGAACCATCACCTACAAATCTTGTTGCGGTTACAATTCCTACAACAAGATTTGGAGTTCCTATTAAACTTTGTGAGGTA